GATTTAATTTATATTTTGTAAATTGACAAGACTCACTTCTTTCCCACTCAAAGTTCCAACCAGCCTCTCTGTTTGCTTGGTGCACATATGGATGTAATTGTCTATATATCCAAGTATCATTAAGCCATACTAAATCTGATTTTCTTTTTTTCTGTATATTTTTAATATCTTCTTTTGATAATTCTTCTTTCTCATATCCACCTGTTCTTGCCATACTTTCTTTTTGTTGATTTGCATATTTAATAACTTCATCACAAAATTTAGGTGTTAGTGCAGATTTAAAATACCAATAATGATTAAACAAATTCATAAGCTATTGTTTGAACAAAATTTAAACTATCTTTCTGTTTATTTGTTATGTAATACATATTTGTTGATGGAAACATAATAAACATATTATCTTTAAGTTCTATATCCCAAGATCTACCTTTACGTCTATTGTCTTCATAGTGTATTCGAACCATGCAGTTTTTAACTTTTACACCATACAACAATGTATAATCTGGTGAGTTTTTTAAATCCACTGGATCTACATTTATAAAAGGTTGTGAAGTTTCACCAGGTTTATAAAAGTTACCCCACTTATCTTTGCCAATTAAAGTAAACTCATATTTTAAAAATATGTGTTCTCTCATATAAGTATCTAACATGTCAAAAGCTCGTGAAAACGGAAAACTTTCATTTTTGACTGTCGACTTTATAATATCTTCTGATAATCTATTTCTATCAATGTCCCAATCTTTAGGCATTGATACGTCACCATAATATAATGCTTGCTCAGTTAATACTTTCTTTTGCATACCACATACCTTTTTAATTTATGCTTTTGCGTCTGTCAAGTCCCAGGACTGGCCTTCTTCATTCCAATCATAAATCCATAAATGAGTATTAGCTTCATTTTGTGATTGTTGTTCTGCAGTTAATGCGGGAGCATCACCAATTGGTGATTTCCATTGTGCAGTTACTGTATCTTTTACCCAAGATGCATATGGTTTTTTAGGCCAGAAGATTTGATTATCTTCGTCCCACTCATAACCTATACCTGCATAGTTTCCTCTAAATGCTTTTGAGTCGTCACCTGAATTATGTTTGTTACCTGATGTATTATATGATGTTTGAATCCACATTTGTGCAGGCCAGTTGTTATGTGTTTCTAACCACTGTTGACCTACTGTTTCGTCTTCAACACCATCAGCATTTTTCATTTTATCGTTATCCATAGTTAACACTTGAATAACTTTTCCGTTAGCTCCTAGTTTTGCAAAATGTGCCATAATATTTCTCCTTATATATTAATTTTAATTATCATTCAACTACTGAAATTTGTACCTTATCATTACTATACCACTACTACCATTAGTAGCTCCTCCTGTGCCACCTTTTCCACCACCGCCGCCACCGCCGGTATTAGTTGTTCCATTACCTCCAGATCCAACTCCACTACCATTTCCACCGCCACCGTCACCACCATTTCCACCTGTTCCTGATCCACTTGAATAACCACCACCGCCACCTCCGCCAGCAGCAAAATATCTTGTGCTTGAAACTGGTCCTGATTCTCCATAACTTGGAGCAGTTGGGCCTATAAATGAATCTGCTATGTAAGAACCTACTCCACCAGCACCACCTGTGCCTGGAGAAGCATTACTACCTACAGCTCCAGCGCCACCGCCACCTCCGCCACCAGTATTTCCTCCACCGGTGCTACTACCACCAGATGAACCTTGTGCTGGACTAACTGGGGGAGTATTTCCCGCACCACCTGATCCACAACCACCGCCAGCACCACCACCTGAACCTCCTGCAGTTCCGTGATTTTGAGTTGGTGCATTGTTATTATCTCTACCACCAGTTCCACCACCTGCTGATGTTATTGTTGAAAAAATTGAATTTGATCCATTTGCAGGAAATGCTCCTGCACCTCCAACTGTTATTGGAAAAGATGCTACACTTGCTGTTAACCCAGCAGGCGCATTTAAAGGTGAATTAGATCCGGGTGCAGTTGTAAACATCCTAAAACCACCTCCACCACCACCTCCAGATGCATAAGCTGAACCCTCACTAGGACTACCACTTCCTGCTCCACCTGCTACTACTAAATATTCCAACACATTTGATCCTGCTGGAGTGCCTGATTTAGTAACCGCAAAAGTTCCTGGACCTGTAAAAATATGTGTCTTAAAATCTCCGCAAGTAATTGTAGTGTTACCGCCTGTTGCTTCAATAAAGTTACTTCCTACATTTGCAAAATCATTATCTTGAATTGATCTCCAACCAATAGTTGAATCAATATAAACTAAAGTGATTCCTTCACCTTCTGTACTTAATATAACACCACCAGCCCCACCATTAATCTTTTCAGAACCATTTGGTGATACTGTTAAACTAGCCGTATCAAAAGTATTTCTATAATCTTGAAAAGAGACAATTGCACCTGCAGATCCTGCTGGTAAAGTAGCTACAACTGCACCACCATTTGTATCTACAAAAAACCCTTGTCCATTTACAGCTGTAAAATCTCCTGTTTTAATACTTCCTGTTTGCCAATCTACAGTTCCTGATCTTCCAAAACCTGATTGAGAAGCACCACTAGCTAAACTTACAGTATCACCACTTGCACCAACAGTAATTGTAGTTCCTGACTGACTAATGATTACTCCACCATCAGCTGCTTTTAAACTGTTTGATCTTAAATCACCAGTAACTGTAACTGTGTCTCCACTATCTCCTAATTGCGTAGTTCCACAATCTGTTCTTGGTGTTATTTTATTTACTTTTACTTCACTCATTATTGAAACCTATATCTAATTACTACCACACCTGAAGATCCATTTCCACCACCACTATTTCCAGATCCTGCGCCGCCGCCACCACCAGCTCCTCTATTTGCAGGGGATGCATTAGCTCCAGGATTATTTGGACTTCCTCCACCAGCACCTGCACCACCGTTGTTACTACCTGCATCTCCACCAGGACGTGGGTCACATGTTGCTCCACCTCCGCCACCGCCACCACCGCCAGCGTAAGATACTGGAGAAGCTGTGATACAAGAAACTACTCCGTCTCCTCCATTTCCAGCAGGATTTCCGGCTGTTGCAGTTACTCCTGCAGATCCCGCTCCACCACCGCCACCACCATTATAAGTGGGTGCAGCGTTTGCGCCACCGCCATTATTACCTTGAGCAGGTGTTACAGAAGGTGTATTTCCTGTTCCTCCTGGAGGGTTACCATAAGATCCACCACCGCCAGATCCTCCTGGTTCTCCATTTTTCTGTAAACCTGATCCTGGAGATCCTCCAAAACCACCACCAGCTGAAGTGATAGTTGATGATCCTGTAAAAACTGAATTACTACCAGATCCTGCTGCTCCTAGACCACTAGGTGCACCCGGTCCACCAGCTCCTATTGTTACAGGATAACCAGTTGCTGTTACCGGTAAAGCTGAAACAGGACTTGTTAACGGTCCTGGTCCTGCTGTATAGCTACCTGAAGCTGTTCCTGAAGATGCTCTCCATCCTCCAGCTCCACCACCACCTGATCCTCCGCCTGGACTGTTAGATCCACCGCCTCCAGCTCCACCTGCTACAACCATGTAATCAATTGTATTTGAACCTGCTGCATTACCAGCGTTTGATACTGTAAATGTGCCTGGACTTGTAAAACTATGAATTTTAAAATTTCCTGAAGTTGTTTCTGTACCACCTGACGCTGCAATAAAAGCAGGTGTTACTACTCCTGATGTATTATCATTTACCGCAATCCATCCTTTTGTTGAATCTGCATATACTAAAGTAGCTGCTGCTCCATTTGTAGTTATTTCTCCATTTAATGTAAATCCATTTATAGGTTGTGAATTTCTATTAACTGTAATCGTATTTGTAGCTGCATTAAAACCATAATCTGCTATTGAAACAATATCTCCTGCACTAGGTGATGCTGGTAGAGTGACAGTTATCGCTCCGCTACCTGAGTTTACAAAAAATCCTTGTCCACTGACTGCTGTAAAACTAGTGGTTTGAATCGATGTTTGCCAATCAACTGTACCCGATCTACCAAAACCTGATTGAGAAGCTCCTGATGCAAGAGTTACGGTATCTCCTGATGCACCAATAGTTATTGTTGTTCCAGATTGACTAATAATACTTCCACCGTCAGACGCTTGTAAAGCGTTTGATTTTACAATATTTCCTGCAACTGCAACTGTATCACCAGCTGCACCAACTGTAATTACATCACCACTTTCATTAATGATATTATTATCATCTTGGTCTGCTATGTTATCTACTTTTATTTTACTTGTCATAATTAACTACCTTGAAACTTATACCTTATTATTACTAAACCTGAACCACCTGAACCACTATCAAAAGGGTGTCCTGCTCCAGAACCACCTCCACCACCACCGCCACCAGTGTTTGCTGTTCCTGCATCTGCTGCACAAGTTGGTGAAGATCCAGCTGGATCACCAGCACCTGAACCACCTCCACCTGTTCCACCAGGTTGACCAACAACAGGGTTAGGACTATCTGATGCTCCACCTCCACCTGCAAAAAATCTATTACCGCCCGAGGGCACTCCAACAGAAGTTCCCCAAATACTTGGTCCAAAACCAACTCCAGTTCCACCTGCACCACTTGCTGAAGGGGTACCAGATGAACCAGATCCACCAGCTCCACCTCCACCACCTGCTTGTGCATCGGGACTTGTGCCTCCAGCTGCTCCACCATTTTGACCTTGGGGAGGACTAACGGGAGGTGTATTTCCACTTCCACCTGCTTGTGCTCCTGACGCTCCACCACCTGAACCTCCTCCAGAACCTCCAGGTATTCCACCGTTACCAGTTCCTTCTCTACCACCACCGCCTCCAGCGGATGTAATTGTTGAAAAAGTTGAAGTTGAACCAGAGTTTCCTGTGGTTCCACCTGGTGTTGGTGGCACTCCACCTCCACCTGCTCCTACCGTTACAGGAAATCCTGTTGCTGTGACTGTTAATTGTGTACACGAATTTAAAGGGCCAGCTGGTCCTGGAACAGTTTCTGCTACTCCATATCTTAAACCACCTGCTCCTCCACCTCCATTAGCGTTTCCTGGTGCTCTTACACCACCACTTGCACCACCACCTATAACTAAATAATCTACTTTATTAAATTGAGGTTGACCATTTCCTAGACTGCAAACTGTAAAAGTTCCTGGTCCTGTAAAAATATGCATTTTGTAATTACCACATGTTACTATTGAGTTTCCTCCAGTTGCAGCAATATAACTAATACCTGTTTCTGTGTCTTCTGCATTTTGAACATTAATCCAACCTTCTGTGCCATCCACATAAACTAGTGTTAAAGCTTGACCATCCACCGCTACAGACATTGAAGCTGCGACACCACCGATTTTTTCTGATCCATTTGGTGTCACTGTTAAAGCATTTGTTCCAAAAGTTCTTGTATAGTCTGCAAAAGATACAATCGCTCCAGCAGATCCTGCTGGTAAATTTGCAGTTACAGCTCCTGAGCTTGTATCTACAAAATAACCTTCTCCACTCGCTGCAGTAAACGTAGAAGTTTTAATTGAACCTGTTTGCCAATCTACTGAACCTGCTCTGCCAAAACCTGATTGTGATGCACCACTTGCAAGTGATACTGTATCTCCAGAAGCACCGATTGTAATCGTAGTTCCAGATTGACTTATTATATTTCCAGCATCAGAAGCTTGCACAGCATTTGTTTTTACAACATTACCTGGAACAGCAACTGATTTACATGCTGATCCTACGGTAATCGTAGTGCCTGATTGTGCATCTATTTCATTTACTTCTATCTTTGACATTAAACTACTACTACCGTTCCCGTTATTGTTTGAGTTCCAGTTACTGTA